TTACAGCTGTGCCTGCTGTAAGTTGGTATACGACTGCTTTGTAATCGTACGGATTGGGATCATAAGGGTTCAGGTTACTGTACGGAGTTACTTGTGGGTTATTCAAGCTGATTACATGAGTCTCTAGAGTCAAACGACCGCCTGAAACATATGCTTCAAATGCTGTTGAATCTATTGGCTCACCTGTAATCACATCCTTAAGAGAGAATGTTGTCGGAGATAGAACAACGATTCTGTAACGGTTATTATTTAATTCCGACATACCGTGAGAAGCAACTCCAGGACCGATTTCTCCCAAATCAGTAAATCTTACGATCTGATTGGTTTGGAAAGTAAAGGTTGAGTGAGTCACAACGCAAGGATCTGCTTGAGTGATTCCTGTAATGGTTGCATGTGAGCTTGATTGACCGCCTGCGGTATCAGCTACAGTAAAACCATCAGCTGCTGTATCCAAGAAGTTGAAAGACGCACCAGCAGATGAATCGATTACTTGCTCTTGGAATGCATGTGCAGTAGTGGTTTGGCCTCTAAACCATATAGATATTGGCTTGCCGGCTGCGGTTCCCGTCCAGTCAGAAAGGTTGTAAAATGTAACCTTATCCGGCTGGAAATTGAAAGAAAATGTGTGGGCAGTACCAGCAGAGATAAACTTATAAGCCTCTGTGCAAGTTTGTCCTAAAAATAGATCCGACATAATGCCTCCTTTAAGCTGCTTTAGTAGAAAGCAATGTTACGATGTGGGAGTCATCCAAAATGGCTGCGTTAAACCATGCTGTGAAGCCCATTGATTGGAAGCGGTTCAGATAATCATTAAAACCAAGAGGTTTCAGGATCATTTCTGTAGATACTTCATCAAGTCCAACATATCCATAAGCATTTGCACCAACGAAAGTGTTGTTGTAAACTGGAGGGTTTGTTGCAGAGATTTTAACGAGAGTAGATGTTACCCATCTAGCTTCATCAGTAGCACCAAATTCTGCTTGCAACACAGGCTCTTGGGAGCCGTATTGAGAAGTAGGCACGAATGAATCTATGTTACGTAGATCTGGTTTAAGATTTACGTGCATAGTCACCCAGAAACCAGCTTCGACAGGTCCGGTACCGAAACGGCTTGTACCTTCGATAGTTGGTGTCATTTTCTCTGTATCGTTATCGTCTAAATACTGAATTGCACGGTTAATGTCCGTTTGAGTCAATTCCGTAATCGCATTTCCATTTGATCCGTTGAGACATGCAATTTGAGGCACGCTCGCATCCCATACATCACGTGTAACTTTATCTAGCATAGTGTGCATGCACTGAGATAGGTTATCAGCTGTTTCTGAAGCCGTATCATCTTCTACTACTAGAAGAACTTTACGACCTAGCAACACCACTTTTCCAAATTCTTGGATGGTGACGTTGATGTCGAATTTTTGTACTTGTTCAGGTGCAGGATCTGCATCTTGAGATAGCACAACAGGATCAGAATTCAAGTTTTCTTGACGTCTGAAAGCCATTGTATCGGTGTTTTTTTGTGGAAGAGTGAATGCACGTCCAAAAAGGTTATGCACACAACGCGGCTTAGATCTCTGAAGAAGAGCGCGGTGCGCCCATCGATCAGACATCGAGCCGTAGCCGGATGTGGTTGTTACTGACATAGTCCTCTATGCCTAACGCTGCCTTCGTTTAGTCGCTCTCCACTCAGCAAATTCCTTATCGGACATATTCATGACATCTACTGCTTCATTAAGCCTTGCAGCTTTAGGAACACCCCCTGGAGAGCCGGGAGCTTCTTTTTTAGGTGGTGCTTGTCTTACTTGCTGTTGCTGTTTTGGAGACAGAGCTTTCATGAGTGTATATGCCTCTTCATAACGGTTTTCTGCTTCATCGATCGCACGAGCTAGGTTAGGTCTTTGTTTTAAAAATTTTGGTAAAAATTCATTAATTTCCTCGTACTTATCGGGGTTATTTCTGATCCATAATTTCTCTTCGACTTTACGGATCATATCCCTTTCAGCACGGCTCAAATCTTCTTTGGTGGCAGATTCATACCGGGAATCATCTTCGGGGGGAGGAGACTGTGCAGCTGATTGCGCGTTGCGCTGTCTTTCCCATTGAAGTTCTAATTCCAGCTCCCTCTTCTGTTGACGCAATTTCTGCGCTACAGATAAAGGAATCATTGTAGGAGATTTATCTTCCTGCTGTTCGGTATCCTCTGAATCATTGGAATCAACTGCTTGATCCATTATTTGATCCATTGGCTCTGCTTCTTGAGGCTCTACGGCATCCTCTTCTTCCATTTTTTTCTCCGTCATTTATAGCTAAGTCACGCCGACTTAGAAGGCATAGCACCCTTTGCTTGCAGGTAGGCGACACCTGATTTATTAAATTCGACTTTTAGTTTTTTGTCTTTTCCACGAGTCACCATCCAAAGCATTTCACAAATGCCTTTAGAGTTTGACACCCAAAACACCATTTGATTTGATGTGAAGGGAGGCAGTTTAAAGGTGATCATGGGCCTTTTAATCTCAAACTCACCGTAGGGATTAAAAGACATATGCAAGGTCAGATAGTAGTTTTCTTTGATGTGCTGGTTGTCGAAAACAGCATCATCAATAAGACCATCTATCGTTTTCTTAAGTGCTTGCTTCTGGTCAATAAATTGACGTGGAAGCATGAGACCGCTTGATGGATCTTGCATTAAGTTTTCGATCATCTACATACCGCTTTTGCCACGTAGAGAATCTTGTTGAGTGTGTGCTTTCTGCAAGAGCCTATTGGCTTTTTGCTGGTCAGCATTCATTCCAGGGCCGCACATTCTAGATGTCTCTGTTGGTTTAGGCATTGGATTATCCTTATAAGCGCACATGCCCTTTCCGTTATTCATAAATGGGGTTCCTCCCATTCCTTTACTGCTGCTTTTAGCCATATTATCCTCCTGCGTTTACATCTTGCATGATGTCTTGTTGGGTTTGTTGTTGCTGTCCTTGAGATTGCTGTTGAAGAGCCATATCAGAGGCATCAACGGATTGATTAACTTGGTCGGCTTGCGCACCTACTTGCATCTTCTGAGCTTCACGACCTGCGGCTTCTTGCTGTTCTAGCTGATTGACGAAAGCGAGAACTTTTAAAACTCTTTCTTCGTTGAGAGATGCAATTTCTGTGATGGCTTTAGCTCTATCTAATGCCGCTTGTGCGATATTTTGCTGCGCTTCGGATTCCCTTTCATCTTTAAGCGATAGATTAGATACCACACGAGATTCACGCTCTTTAGCAAGGCCAAGTTTTTCTTCTTTAGTAGCATTGAGCACTTCCATCTGTAGTTGCTGCATCTGTTTTGCTTGTGCTGCTTGTTCCGCTACCATTTCATCTTGTTTCTCTATGGCTTCTTCAAGGTCTGAGAGTCCAGCCATTGAGAGAGCGCGGACAATTTCCGCTTGAGGCACGTCCACAATCCCGTCCCGCTTAAGGTTGACAAGCTCGTAATAGTAGGCGTCTTTCTGAGATTTTGATCTGATTCCCTCTTTGATAACCGCGTCATACTGCTCAAACTCCTGATCATAAAATTGCTGGGTAGGTTCTTCGCCTAAAATGCGCTTAACTTTTCCAGTGGGATAATGATTTTGAATAGCTTTTAAAACGAGGCCACCAAGAACTTGCTGGGCATATTCAACGTTATCCATAATTTTGCGATTGCCGCGTAGTCCTTGAGCAATCCGTTGTTCGGCAGCTCGTCCAGATATCTGAAGACCTGTTTTGTCATCAATTCCAAGAACTGACTCGGTAACGTTGGAAAGAGTGAGGGTAAGCTGATCAAGAACTTGTTGGTATTGGATGAGAGCCGGATTCGCTCCTCCTCCTTGAAGTTGCTGGACTGAATCAAGACCTTGAGGGGCATTTTCTGGGTCTACTCCGATGAGTTTGTTTTGGCCCGATTGCTGCATATCTGATACGTCTGGGACCGATCCTATTAGGTATTTAAATCCTGTAGAAATATCAGAGTCCATCATATCAATTATTTTCATGTGCCTTTTGTTGAATTGCCTTTGAGCACTCCAATTACATGATGAGATACCTTGAATACGCTGAGAAGGCATCCAAATAGAAGGCTCGAAATAACAAATATTGGGAACAAAAGGATAAGTATGATTAATTCCAGTTTTGTCATCGCCACAATACATTCTCTGACCGTTTAAGAGGATATTAAGCTCAATGAAATTGCGGTTTACTGATCTTATCTCTACATTGGGAACATCTTCTCTGTTAATTCCAAGGTCGTCAGAATCATTACGCATTTCAGCAAGACGCCTAAGACCGTTTTTTAAACGCTTTTTTTCTTCTTTTGAAAGGTCGGTAATGTCTCTAAAATAGGAATTTTCTTCGTCTACCAAAAACTCTCTAGAGCGTGTGACGCGTTTATAGTATTGGTCGTAAGCTATGAGATTTCTGTTTCTGGAGAATGTAGTAAATTCTGGATGATATTGTAAAAACTTATCATCCCGATATCCCATGGAAAGCTGGTCAATTTCTTCGGGGGGGATAAATGGTAAAAGCTGCTTAGCGTATTGCTTGTCGATTAAGTCACGGGTTATTGCAAAAGAGCAATCGCAAAGGTCTATAGATGTGAATGTAGGATCAAGATAAAACGAATTATAAGTGCGTTTGTAAAATTGAATGTCGCCATTGATAAAATCACGGCTGTAGTCCATCTGTATGCCGCAAAGAGATATACCAGATTTAAAAGCTTCATCAGCACTATCTAGAAAGGTCGGAAAACCTTTTCCCTTATCCCAAACATAATACCCTAGTTTTGTAAACTGGTCGGCAGTTTTTTGATCAGATCCCTCAACTGGAGAGTAAATAATTTGGTTTATATTATCCCTTAAATATCCTGAAAAAAATTGAAGAGGGCGACGAGTGATATTTAGCTCAAGAGGCTCTCTCCCTTCTTTGATGAGAGATTTACGCTCGTTATCGCTCCAGGTATAGCCAGAGGCAGCAAGAGTATAGACTTGAGCATCTTTCATGAAAGGAGCCCAAAAGTCATGCGCATAGCGATAATTGGTGAGGAACTCACCCTTGATGTCATAGTCAGTATCCATACCCGCAAGTTATTATATTAAAATTTTAAAATACAGGAAAAAGAGAGTAGTTTTTAAATATTTTAATAGACTCTACGGGAGCGTTGTTCAACAGCCTTTTTATGACGATCAAAAGCACCGGAAAGAGATGATACTGTTTCTATATGCCCAACTGCTTGAGCAAGATAGCGAAATGAGTCGGCATAGTTGGAGTTGATATCGTGGTAGGGTTCTTCCAGATATCTAGCCGTTCTTTCGTTCCATATAATATTTTGCCAGTTCTCCATGCCTAGCAAACATAGCCTTTCGAACTTTATCGCTGCTCTCCTTAACCTTCACAAGCTCCCTTTGCAGCAATTCCGTTTCCGTCAAACTTTCAA